CACGGTTTTCCGTCAAAGGTTTGTACGTCATCCCAAATCGGGAAAGGCGGGAGAATTTTGTCATTTTGTCGGGCGCACAATACGCTACTTGGGTATTGTTCCCACTCAACGGCACAGACGGTTCTCCATCCAAGCAAGTGTCCCCCAAGTATTCCTCCACCAGCGCCTGCGAAAAGAGCCAACTCATTCACGTTTTCCTCATCCAATATTTAATTATTAAGATAGCTTAACAGTTATGAAATAATTTGTATACCTTTAATTCCTTTAATCATCTCTTTTATTTTTTTTAAGTTTTCCGCAGCAGCTTGGTCATCTACTTCGGTCTTGTTGTAGCCCATACGAACTTCTACCGTAGGTCTTGGGGCAAGTCTGCATATCTCTTTAAACTTAATTGCGTTTGGCACACGTTCTGGAAGGTTTAGCAAGGCAAATCCGATAGCGTCAGGGTTGTATGCAAAGTCGCTTAATTCTTGCGCCCAAACCGTTTTAGCGTTCTCCATGCCTATGTCATTGCCGTTGTTGTCAATAACGCTGTATTGCCCTGTAAATTCCCTGCCATAAATGCCTTGCAGTCTGGCAAAGATTCGGTCAACCCAAGAGTTTGGTATTGTTTTCATAAAACACCTCCGTAGCAGATTGTTCGCCAAATAAAACTCTAGCTGTAGCATCCTGCCGCATTTGATGCTCTGTTTTCTTAGATTGGTCTTTTAACACCCATTCAGCTTTAAATCCCGTCCAACCCCTAGCGCAAATTTCTTGTAAAGCGTCATTCAAAGAAATGTTAGCTTTTCTTGCTTCACGCTCTATGCCTTTCAAAGCGGTTTCCGTTATTGCGGCTTTCTTGGCTTTTCTTTGCTGAACAAAGTCTTCCCAAACTGACTGCAAAACGCCGTCAGGCGTATGTAGTTTATTTGGTTGTTGGTTAGTGGTTAGTGTTTCTTGTTTAGGGTTATTTTGGGTTAGGCTTGGGTTAGGCTTGGGTATCCCATGGGTTTTTTTAGGTCTTCCGCCCTTGATTCCATTGAGTTTTTGCTTCTCTATAAACCCGTGATAACTAGCTATTTCTACATCAGCACGTCTGTTTATGTACCCGTTTTCGGTGTACTCAAAAAACTCATTTAGTATTGATTTAACGATTCCAGACTCTATGCGTAACCTACGGCTAACCCATGGGATATCGGTGGGTATTGGTGCTTCTGTGTCGTAATACATATCCAAAAGTCTGCGATATGTAATGTCCTCAAGAGGGGACAAGTGCATCGTGTGTTTGTTGTAATCACCGATGTTGAATTGATAATAGTGCATTTGCAAACCCTAAAAAAAAGGCTTCACCTGAACACGCAATTCCTTTTTTAAGGGAATCTGGCAGGACGAGCCAACACTCGCTGCGTATTCATGTGAAGCCTTGTTGGAATTATCACCCCTGCCAAGGGATGTACAAACTATAAAACTATCTTAAAAAAAAGTAAAGTGAGCCTCGATAAAGCACGATTTCCATAAGATTATAAAACACTAACGTCTAAGAGTGCAGGTGCTTGCCACAGAACCTTTTTTTAGACGCTTGCGTTAAAAAATTGGGCGGCTAAGACCCAATGCTCACTATTTCAATTCTACCCAGATATCTTGCCATGTCGAGGGAAACATTGCTTTACGTGTGTATTTACCGTCAGACGCTTTTTCTAAGCTAGCAGCAAGAAATATCAGCTTATCTTGCGGAATACCGTTAGTGCGCCATTGAGAAACAGCGGCTAACGTCACGCCGCACAACTTAGCAACCTTTGTTGTGCCACCTAGAATTTGGATAATTTCGTTGTTTTCCATGTAGACATCTTAACATATTTGACTTGACATACATATTTAGTTGTCTTAATATCTGTATTAGGCAATCACGCCTACAAAGGAAACACAATGGACGAACAAAAGCAATTTCAAGACGAATACGAACAACGTTTAGAGGAAGCTCTTAACCAAATCGAGCAAGGCTACATTACAGAAGATTACATGGCTATTATTCGCCATGCTTGCAATTTACCTAAAGCAACACCTAAAAAACTATTACCACTTGTTTATAACTTTGATGAAATTTTTGGAGCAACACAATGATTATTACTGGCTCAAACTCAGAACGTAAACAGTTTCAGATTGCACCCGCTGGCACTCATTTAGCTCGCCTTTACCGCATCATTGACCTTGGTACACAAATGCGTGAATTTGAAGGTAAGGTCACAATGAACCGTAAAGCCAAGTTTTTCTTTGAGCTACACGGTGAAGACGCTGAAGGCAAAGCATTGACTACAACGGACGGTAAGCCCCTAATTCAATCCCGTGAGTACACAGTCAGCCTAAATGAAAAAGCCAACCTACGACGTGATTTAGAGGCTTGGAGAGGCAAAGCCTTTACTGAGGAAGAACTTAAGGGTTTTGACATTAATAACATCCTTGGACACTTTTGTATGGTTAACATTAGCCATCGTCAAAAGGGTGATATTACGTATGCAGACCTTAAAGGCTTGACTGCTGTGCCAAACATCTACAAAAAGCAAGGTTTGCCAGAAGGGATCAACTCGACAATGATGTTTAACCTTGATAAGTTTGACCAAAATATGTTTGATTCTTTGTCTGACAGCATTAAGGAAACGATTAGAAAGTCACCTGAGTACCGAAGCATAGGTGAGCAATCTAAAGCGCACCAAGAGGCTTCTAGTGGGTCTGTAACCGATATGGACAATGATATACCTTTTAATTAGAACGGGTCTATAATGGTTGTATTCCAAGCAAAGGAGTGCAACATGATTCGTTCTAAAACTTGTTTTAAATGCAATACCGTCAGGCTTTTGGATGATTTTTATAAGCACCCTAATATGCCTGACGGTCACGTTAACAAATGCAAAGAATGCAATAAGCAAGATGTTACAAATAACCGACATAAAAACATTGACCGCATTCGAGAATACGACAGGATTAGAGCTAAAAATCCTGAACGAGCCAAAGCATCTTATGAAATTACAAAAGCATGGCGTAGTGAGGATAAACGCCGTTCCGGTTGTCACTTAATGGTGGCAAGAGCCGTCAGAAACGGCAAACTTTTCCGTCAGCCTTGTGTTAAATGTGGTGAAGTAAAAAGTCTTGCTCACCATGAAGATTACGACAAACCTCTTGAAGTAATGTGGCTTTGCCAACCTTGTCATAAACAACGTCATAAAGAAATATTAAATGCGTTTTAAGGAACTTATCTTGAACCAAACTGAAGAAGCTATCCTAATAAGCTGGCGTCTTCAGCAATGGTATGAGGGCATGGTTCTTGACCAGAGAGCCATGCAAGACGTTCAAGACGCTATTGAGATGCTTAAAACACTAGCTAAACAGGTAAACAAATGATTGTCAAAACAGCAGATTCGGAGTCAGGACATTGGTACACGCAAACAGGTGAGCCAGCTTATCGGGTTATTGGTAAAAACGGTGTAGAACGCAATACACGATTAACAGACGCAAGGGAAAGGGGTTTAGTACCGTCAGTAACAACTATTAGCGGATTGCTTGCGAAGCCTGGTCTAAACAATTGGTTGCAGCAAAACGTCTTGTTAGCTGCGTTGACGTTACCTAGAATGGAAAGTGAGTCAGAGGAAAACTGGTTGCAACGGGTTATGTCTGATTCCAAGTCTACAGGACGAGACGCAGCAGACAGAGGAACTCGTTTGCATGGAATTCTTGAGGATTTTTACAAAGGTAAATTAGTTCAGTTTCCAAACTTTGTTTATAGAGTCAATTCTGCGCTAGAAAGTCATTTTGGCACATCTACATGGGAAGCAGAGCGCAGCTTTAGTTGGGGTGGATACGGTGGAAAAGTTGACCTTATAGCTGAAAATATTGTTGTAGACTTTAAAAGCAAGGAGGGGGATTTAAGCAAGATTACCCCTTACCATGAGCAAATCATGCAGCTTGCAGCGTATAGGATGGGTCTAGGTAAGCCAACAGCAAGATGTGCAAACGTTTACTTTACAGAAGCTGGTGACGTTCGACTGATTGAGCATTCAGAGCAAGATTTATATGATGCTTGGGAGTGTTTTCAGTACCTTCTTGCTTTCTACAAAAAGAAGAACAACATATAATCAAAGGGCGGGGAACGCTGGTGTCCCTCCCTCCTTGTCCAGTTAGTACCCGCACCCCACATAAATACAACACTTAGGGTTTGTCCCTATAAATAACTGTTGCGTTAACTGTTTAGCTAGCTTAATATCTAGTCATGGCAACAACGCCATTAACTCAAGGATGAATCAGATGACACACCCAGAAGCAGGACGCAATGACCACATCCACGGTGACGAATACCGTGAGCATTTAGGTGCAGAAAAAGTTGATTTGTTTGACGTAATTTTTGCTATTCGTGACGGTGCTTCTACGCACGATGGCATGAGCCATCACGAATGGATTAGAAAAATTTGTGACGGTGACGAAATTACTACGATTATCCGACACATTGTTAAGAACCGTCATAAGCCTGAGTTTGCTGAACTTATGAACGAAATTGAAATTGCAGTAGAGGGTTGGTTATGAAGCGCATAAACCCATTTGTCAGCGAAAACAATAACCTTAACCGTTCTAATTACGGTTACTTTGCAGACCAATCACACTCCAACTGGACGCTTCGCACTTCTAGTCAGCTTAGATTAGGTGCTTACGAACCAAATAGTGACAAGATTCCGTTATCAGCTTGGTTTGGTATGACGCTAGTAATTGGTTGTATCCTTCTTGCTATGTTTTTGTGAGGCAAACATGACAAAAATAGACGCTGTTTACCTGCACCTTAAAAGACATGGACACATTACAAGTTGGGAGGCTATAAAGCTATATAAAGCAACCCGATTAGCAGACATTATTTACAAATTGAAATTGCAGGGTTTTAATATTTATACGCTGATGGTCGAGGGTGAAAATACCCGTTTTGCACGTTATTTCTTAAAGGATAGAAAATGAAAAAGTATATCGTAGCCGTAGTGTTAGCTTTGTCAGCAGGTGTTGTTTATGCTAATTGCGTAACTAACACTACGTACTCAGGTGGGCGCATGGTTATGTGTACCACCTGCTGTTACGGCAACAATTGCACAACCACTTGTCTTTAAGCAAGCATTGAAGTCGATTTAACCTTTACTTGCTCAACACGATTTAACCAGCCTTTGCCGTAGGTTTTGAACGAATCAAGACTACGGTAAAAGGCTTCTTTTTCTGCGCTAAACTTTTCAATCAATTCAACAGGGTCAGAAGCTAACACCGCTTTCATGGAGATTGGCCCTAGTCCCCCATCAGCAGGTACGCCAACAGCAGACTGCAAGAGCTTAATAGAGCGCCCTGGGCCTGCATTAACACCCATATCAAAAACCATGTAATCAATACCACTTGGAAGCTCGTCTGCACGTACAGCGTCCCAATATTTTTTCTTATACAACGGTTCTACATCCGCAGGAGTCAGTTTCTTCATCTGCTCATGCGTAACTTGGTGTCCAATGTGCTGTTCCCAATTAAATTGCGTCACACCAAGCATAGTCGAACCTTTACGACCATCCGGTAGCTTGTTGCCATTGTCACGCTCATCGTCCGTAAAACCACCTTCAGAGGCAAGCATCTGCTCAAACGCTTGTTTCCAATTACTTTGCATTTTTAATCTCCGTTTCTATGACTTTTTCTTTAGACTTCATATCAATAATCTTTTCTAGTGTGCGTCCACCAAAGTAAAAGCTCATTATCAACATTCCCCATTGACCAAGCAACTCGACATACGCTTTGTTGGTTTCCATGTCAAAAGCAGACATCATCGCAAACGTAAAGTATCCCGCTAGAATCGCTATAAGGGTCATAGGACGAATATTTTTAGATAACCAAGAGTCAGACTTCATATCGTTTTCTTGACGCTTGGTAAGCTCTACCTGCTCTTGCATATCAGCATTAAGTTGTGCAAGTTGACCTGATTGCTGAAGTTCCAATAGCTTTAGCTTGGCCTGTTCTGCTGCACCCGCATCTGGAAAGATTTTGTCAATAATCTTTGAACCAATATTTAAGATGTCAAGAATCATAATATTTCCTATTGATTGGATAGCATTCGTGCAGCAATTGTGAGCATAGCTTTGCTTTTATCTAAATCGGTTGGTGCTTCTTTGTACATCACAGTAATTTGCCCGATAAAAGAAGTGTAGTCAGGCGGTACGCTTGACCTGCAACCAAATGTTGAACCTTGCTCTAAGTACCAAATACCTAGCTCAGATTGTGGCGTAGAGTAAAAACCGCATGGGGTTTGTCCAGCCATTAGGTCTACAACGTCTGCATTGTTTGTATGGTTAGATGTAAACAATCCTACATTTTGTCCTTCTAATCCCCTTGCTCTTTTTCCGTCACGGTTTTCAGCACGAACAATGATGCGCTTATTAAAAATAGTATCCACCGACATAATAGCTACAGCTACTACGTTGGTGTCTTTTATTAAAATAGAAATGGCATCATCAAACTTTGCGCTATTAAGCTTTGGCAACGCTGTAGATTTTTCGTACACGCCAAGTAGAAATGTCTTGTTGTCGTACACGAAATAGCCTACATAGCCGAGTACGGAAAGCAGCACAACTACAAAAAGCTTAAAAGGTGAATTTATATAGCCAAGTACGCTCATTAGCGTATCTTTAGCTTTATCCTCGTTCACTTATCCACCTTGTTATCAAGCTTTTCGTACAGCTTATCTAAAAGCATCTCAATACGGTCAAACCGTTTATCCATGTCAGCACGAAATCCCTCAACTTCACTTTTTTTTACATACTTGTCAGATACGTGCAAACGCATATCAGACATTTCTTTGCGAAGTTCTTTAACGGAATCCCATAGCTGACGGGCAAACCATCCACCCATAGTCAATATACCACCCGCACCAATGTTAATGATGATTTGCCAATCCATACTAACCTCAATTATGGTTTAGAAGCCGCAAGCTGCGCTTTGATTTCTTCAAGCTGGTTAGTTAGATTTTGTATTGAGACTTGCTGACCTTTGGCTATAAACAAACTTAACTGGTCAGGACGCAAACTATAAACATCTCCTTTTTCTTGAGTCTTTTCACCATCTTCATTTACTATGTCGTCCCACTCATCAAAGCAAACAAGTCCATAAGCAAAAGGATCAAGAGAGTGCTTTTTCATAACCTCAATGACACGCTGGACGGTCATACCGATATGTAATCGAGCAGCATCACCTTTTTTCTCAACGGCTTCTAACCACTGGAACGCACCAATCTCTGAGGCAAGCTCTTGCGCCGCTGCAATTTCTAATTCGTTAAGTGAGCGTACGGGAGATTTATGTCTTGCATCAGATGTGTTAATTGTTCCTGTAGTTGCATAAACAATTGTCCAACGCTTTGATGCACTACCACACGAGGTGTAGTTATCTGTTTTAGGGTACATACTAAAACCAAAGGTCGTAGTACCGATGTCAGCATACCCAATTTCCACAATCCCGGTTGATTGAGACATACTAAGCATATTGGAAGTAACCGCTAAAGCATCGGGTGTTGGTGTGTATAACGACCTAGCAAAAACAAAATTACCACCACCGCTGTAAAAATATCCCCCAGCCGATGAGCCTGTAAATCTATAATTGCCATCAGTACCGAGGTATAGATTGCTAAAGGTGTACAGAACAGGCAAATTGCCTTGCACAATCGAATGATTATTTGGAAACTGTAGAACCGTTGCTCCTGCCACCCAATCCGTTCTTGGCACAACGCCAACGCCAATTCTTCCGCTTGCGTCTTTGTATAGTTGATTTGTTCCTAAATTAACAACGCCAGTTCCGCCTGTCAGAGTTCCTGTGTAGCCAAGATTACCGACTGTTAGATCATAACCACCAGCAGATAATTGCCCAAAATTTACAGCATCACCAGGATTTGTTCCAGCGCCAAGTCCGGTGATTTTAAATCCACCAAGAGGTATGTTAGAAGTGGGAGTTGTTTGACCGTCTTTAGTAAGAGCAGTGGTCAAACCGTTAGCTAAGTCAAGCGTCAACGCATTGAATGCGGTTGAGCTAATAGTGGAGCCTGGAGTGACTGGCTGACCCGCTGTATTGATGATAAAAACACCGCTTCCGTTGTAAGACATAATTACCTCTGTTCTTCGGTTTGATTTAATCTTTGACCAATCTGCTGCATCAATTGTGGGTTTTGCAACAAACTACCGTAAAGGACTGCTGGGCTTACTGTATCGCCTAAAGGTATGCCTGGCACTCTATTTTGTAATGCCTCCGCTATCTTTAAAGCGTCTTTTTGTGCTGAAGCGCTTGTAACATTACGCAATGCTTTACTTCCAACTGATTTTGCAACAGGCACAGCCAAACTAGCACCAATTCCAATTGGGGAAAGACCAGTTAAAGTAGCAATGCCATCAATCATAGAGCCAATAACTAAAGCACCAGAATTGCTATTGTTTACAGCCGTTCCAACTGGCTGATTGGTCATATAAGTGCCAACTCGACCGATTCTTTTTAATTCGTCTAATTCTTGTTTGTTAAAAAACAATTCTAACTTTTTATCGCCAATATCTGCTAATGCTTTATTAAACGTTCTTGCGCCAAATTTTCCAACTTCATCTGTTTGTCCTACGCCAAGAGCTTTTTCTTTTAAATGCGACAAAATTGCGTTTTTAGTTGCTGTTGGATTCCCTGCACTTGCTACCGCAGCAGCATCCGCAACCGTACCGCTTAATACAAACTTTTTAACAAAGTTATCAGGTTGCATTCCGTTAATGGTAGCTTCAATCGGATTTGATGATTGCTGCCAATCCATACGAGCTTTGTGTGATGATCTTGCTTGATTAAGCGCATCAAGTAGTTGCTGTGATTCAACGTCCTTACCTTGCAAGTACTTTGCACCAGATTCAGTTACAAGCTGATTGCCGCCAAATTCTTTTTTAATTGGCTTAATTTCAGTTTCATCAATAGCTTGACGAACTAAACTTAACGCTTGCTTAACGTTTCCATCTGATGTGCTGCGCTGCGCCTTTGCTATTGTGGTCATTAAGTTGTCTATAGCCATAGTATCAAATGGCACAGGGTAAACTTGCCCGTTAATAGTGGTTTCGCCTTTGCTGATCGTGTTAAGCATCGTCTTAATTTCTTCTGGCAAAAACGCTGCTTTATTGTTTTTAGCTAAAAGAGTATCAATATTTTGCATCAAATCAGCACGATTTAACGGCACATTGCCGCCTGGCATATCTTGCGCTTGTTTGTATAAAGCAGACGTTTCGGTTTGCTTGGCTAAGTCTTTAGCTGCTATGTTTGCAATGTTTGCTTCCCCAGCCTCAAAAGTGCCAACTTTGCCTGCGCCTGCTTTGTTCAATGCTTGTATCAAGGCTTGATTGTTTGCATTTTGTACATTGCCCAAAGTTTGCAAATCAGGGTTTGTAGAATTCATACCAGTTTTGGCTAAATTCATTTCTTGCGTAATTTGTCTTGGGTCTTGCGTAATCATGCCTTTTGTTGGCGTAGCACCTTGAACCATTCTAAAATCAAGCAACCTACGCAAAGCATCGCCGCTTAGTTCACCGCCCGTTTGGATTGCGCTTGCTACGTCATTTCTTAATGTCCTTTGAATTTGATCATCAAGAGATTTAAAATCTACGCCTGACTTACTAAGCGTTAAAGTAATCATTTGATCAACTTGCGCTGGACTAGCAGCAGGCGTTAACTTTTGTATTGCAGCGGTAGTTGCTGATTTTCCACCCGCACCAATCATAGGTGCAGCAAGACCGCCCAAAATGCTTGCACCAAGCTCAAATCCAGGCCCTGCGTTGTACTCCCTAGCAATGCTGCCGCCTGCTCCTGCGCCTGCGCCAGACAAGGTTTGCAAAACAGGATTTGCAGCCAATTGATTTAGCACGTTAGCACTTGTTGCGCTTGTTGCAACAGGGGCTAATTTACTCGCTGCGCCAGCGCCACCAGCAGCACCCGCCATTGTTTTAGCTACGTCAAATCCAACACGCTCAAGGTTAACGCCTTGATCCATTACTGAGCTTTCAGCAGGTTTTGGCAAACGCAATAAGTCTGCAAGTTTTGATGATAACTGCTCTGCCGATGCGACTTTCGGGCCACCTAAAGACGTAGAAACAGACTCAAGAGCCATTCTTGTTGGTTCTAAAGGCATTCCAACCAAAGAGCCAACACCTTCAATACCTGCTCTAGCAGTTAAGCCTACAGGACGCAACAATTGATTCATGCTAAATGGCTGATTTTGTTGCGGCGCAGCGCTTACAGGTGCAACCGTACTCTCCACGGGTCTTAATGCAAACTCTGCGTTTAGCTCATCAAACGGGTTTTTTATTGGTTGCTGCTGCTGAACGGGCGCACCAATTCTAAATTCTTCATTTAATGCGGCAAAAGGGTTTGCTTTTTGATTAGGCATGATGGGGTTCGCATCAGAGGTTGCTGGCGCACTAGCCAACAGGTTGTTGGGGTTGTTGAGCTTACCCATTACAAACGCTTCAGATTGCCTAGGCTGCGGATACGGACTAGAGGGAAGGCTAGCCCAGATAGGGCCAGACTTCTTTACAGCGGTGTCCCAATTGCCTTGCAAAACGTCAGGAAGAATTCCACGCTCACGCAATAGATTGACCGCTGCTAAGTCTTGACTGCGCTCACCAAAGTCAGGCAAACCTAGCTTTTTAGCTTGCTCATCCCAAGTATTAGACAAAAATTGATAGCGACCTGCTGCGCTAGTTTTGTTTGGTCTACCAGTTGTTTCCGTAAAGTCAAACAATTGCCTAGGATGGTCTGCTAATGAATCTACTCGTCCGCCACCAAACAAAGTGTTATACCCGTGTTTAGTAGTCCCTTCTGCTGCTGCAATCATGTCTAAAAAGCTACGGACATTTGGATTGTCTATAACTGGCAACAAATTAGCAACAGCAGGATTGACGGGATTTTCCATTATTTAATACCGTATTTTTGAGCCAATGTGTAAGTTGTGCCATCTTTGCCCTGAATTGGCAAATCAAACATTGAGCCAGAAACCTTGCCCCATTCGTTTGTAATGGCAGACAAATTACTACGCAATTCAGGAATTGATGCCGCTTTCTGATAGTAACCAGATTTGCGTTGATCTTGCATAGCTTTTGCTTCAATAACGTCAAGCAAAAATTGATTTGCTTGGGGCGTATTTTTAAGGCTTGCGTACGTTTTCTGCAGATTGCTAAAGTCTTTGTCGGTTTGTGGCCCTTTCTGTTTTGCTAGGGTATCAACAAGACCTTCATAAACTTTTGATTCAAATACTTGAGCGTTTGTTGCGAATTTCGCTGCGTCCTTGACGCCAAACGAAGCAAGTACGTTTGCAGCGTTCTTTTGCGCCTCTGTGCCAAATCCGGTTGTCAAATCAATGCTCTTTAATACTCGGATGTTATCAATCGCACTTTTTGCAGCTTCACCAGCAGCAATAGCAGGTTCAAATTGACCCGTAATCCATTGGTTATTTAGTTGCTCGCCAGCTTTTACAACAACGGGGTTTTCAGCAGTAATAACAGGTTGACCACCTTGCTGACCGCCCATGCCTTGAGTCGGAAGACCCATATTTGCTGCTTGCGTAGTTGCTTCAGTTCTTCCTGTATCTGGGTTATATCGTGTATCTGGTCGTGTTTGAGCTTGACCTAAGCCTGTTCCGTATGCTTGTGCTTGATTTACAGCGCCTGTTGCTTGCGTAAAGCCTGGCTGTAAATAAGTTTGCAATGTGCGAGGGTCTGTAACCATGCCGTCTTTGGGAGCATAAAAGCTAGGTGCTGTTTGACCTGCTTGCAAAACGCCTGCGCCTGGAGCAACCGTTGTTGGCGCAATGTAATTTTGTTTAAATAAATTGCTTTGCATCAACGCCTGATATTGCGGCGAATTCGGTGCATACCCTGAAGCAGCAGCAATTTTTTGCACTTCCGTTGGGCTGCTATGCGTTCCAAGAGCTGTTGCATACGCTTGTGGGTTAATCATGTATTGCATCATTGCAGTACGTCTGTCCATTCCCGCAGGAATAGGCATTGCTGACGCTTGACCTGTTTGTACGCCTTCCATGCGCTGTGCATTTGTGTTTGTCGGGCCAACATCGCCTTGCATTGCGCCACCAGCTAAAGACATATCTCTCGCTTGTGGCTGCGTTGTTCCCCCACCAAGACCAAACATATTTTGAACTTGCTGTTGTTGTGCAGCAGCAAGAGCTGATTGCTTTTCTGGCACCAAGTCTGATGCTCTGCGACCAATATATGCTTTAAGCAATTGCGCTAAACCCTGCACAGGGCTTGGCGGCACATAGTGACCAGAAACCATTTGACCTTGAGGCTGTTCTTGCAACGCTTGCTGCATCAAAATGTCAGCATATCGCTGATTCTGCGCTAGTTCATATTGTTGCTTAGTTACGTCTGGCCCCATCATCGTAGCCATTGGGTTCATGCTTGCAGCTTGTGCCATGTTAAATCATCCCGTAATTCACGGTTTTGTAGCCGTGTGATTCACCAACCGCTTCTGGAATCAGTTTTTCAACTTCATCAGCCATGTAACCAAGTTGTGTTGGCCCACCCCAAACGTAGTTGTAAGAGTAAACATTCAATCCATTGTCTGCTGTGCCAATTTGCTTGATATTTGTTTTTAATCTGCGGTCTGAGAACGTTCCTGTAGGAGCCATCAAAGCAGCACCACCCAACTGGAACAACCCTTGTGTCAATTGCGAATTAGCAGCGTTTTGAGCGTTTGCAGCACCTAATTGAGCGTTATATCCAGCTTGTGTAGCAGCAAATGTCGGAGCTGGTGCAACCTGAGAAGGCGTATACCCCGTGAACTGAGGAAGTTGTATCTGCGAACCACTCATTAATGCAGTAATTTCATTGAGAGGCTGCGACCGCAATGTTAAATCTTGTGCAAGCTGCTGTTGTTGCGCTTGATTGCCAAACTGCGCTCTCTGCAAACCTTGCGAGAAATCTTGTCCTAACGCTGCGTTGTACAAACCTGCACGATTAAAATCTGTTTGATAGTCTTGACCTAGTGCTTGGTTGTAAAGTCCAGCACGATTTAGTTGTGCTTGATTTTCAAATCCGCCAATACCTAACGCTTCGTTAAGTTGCTGCTGACGTGCAGACATATCCAAATTGATGCCTTGCAAAGCAGCTTGATTGTACAAATCATTTTTGCTCATTTCACGGTTGCGGAAAGCTGTGTTGTACGCTTCCGTCCCCGGCGCTAGACCTTGGTTAGCTAAGGTTTGTGCAAATGATTTATCGCCAGACTCAATCGTAGGATTTAACCGCTGCAAGATAAGGTCTTGTGCAGTAGTTCCTGCATTAAGAGGCATATTAGAAAATTTAGATGTGTCAATTTTTGTCGTTAATGGAACTTCGCCCATTGCTCGACCATAATCTGAAACGGTGTTTTGCGCTCGTCCATAATCAGCAAAATCTTTGTTGATCTGCGTTGATGTTGGCGCAAATGGTGTAGAAAGTATTTGATTAGCGTTGCTAATGCCTGTTTCACCTAGACCTGCTAAAGCTAACTGTACTCGCTGTTGAGCTTCTAATGTTTTTTGCGCTTCTGGTGTTAATGTTTGTGTAATTGTTGGGGTATCTGCATTTTCAATTGTGGTAAACATTTCTTTAGTTGGAGTTTTTCCAACTTTACCTAATGCTTCGTCATACGCTTGTTGGTCAAACGTAGTGCCGCCAACTTCGTTGTAATAACCAGAATCTCCAGTATTTATCCATTCACTTTGTGTTGGTGTAGATTTTGTAAATGCTGCTCTATCAGGACTAGCGTAAGTGCCAGTTTTATTTTGATAATCTTGCAAAGCTTTGTTGTAGCTTTCTTCGTCAAACTTTGAAGTCCCATAGGTAACCGTTTGATTGCCAAATGGAGTCACCATGTTAGGGTTGCTCAATCTTGACGAAACTCTAGCAGCTTCAAGGTTTTGAACGCCTTGTTCTTTAGCTGCCGCTGTGTAGTCTGGTACTTTTGGCGTTGAAACTGTCTTACCCATAGCGAACCCCTAAGAATCGGCAATCATTTTTTGCCAATGTCATAAATATAATGTCACCGTCTGGTGATCCGTCTTTTATTCGTGCTTCTTCAGCAAAACCCATGTTCTGTACTAATTTTATGCTTTTTTGGTTATTTTCGGATACAGGAACAACAATTTTTTCAACATTAAGCACCTTAAATGGGTAGTCAAAAATTGCTTTTAAATACGATTTGGTTAGTCTGCCATTTATTGCAATATGACAAAAAACCGTTCGTTTGTTCCAGTTTTCGTAAATAACACCCGCAATTGTTTTAGCGTCCTTCTGTAAACCTATGGCGCTAGACTGTTCTGCAAAGTAAGCGCCGTTAATTTGTGTAGCGACCCAATTGCCAATCTCTGCGCCTTGTACTATATGCCAGCCCAACCTTGTTGGTACACAATGTCCGTTGACGCCCAAAGTAATGTCACCCCTTGTGATGCGGATTTAAATTGTGTTGATCCGCAATACCCTATCCCTGTAATTCCCTGCCAATTGTTAGACACAATACTTGCAGCACCCCATAACGCTTCATCCCATAAGCCTATGTCCCACAAGCCTGAGCCTGTAGGTGCAAACGCTGCGGTTGCTGCATTATCTTGTAAGTCAAAGTCTACATTCATACCAATGTAAACCGTTGGGTTGCCGTTAGTGAATATGCTGGGTCTAGCTCTTGTGAAGTACTTTTTTACGCCACGGCTTTCAAAGTAGTTAAATGCCTGAAAAGCATTTGTATCAATGTTAGAACCATCGTCAGAATACGATTCATCCCAAGCGTGAGCGACATATCCGTTTGCGCCATAGTACGGCTCGTTTTCAAATATTTCCCAACAATTTGCTTTCCAATTTGTAAAATTGCACCACGCTTTTGTGATGTTATTCATTACATACTGTTGCTGCAAGCCATCCCCAATAGGAATGTTTACGGTCAAAGCGTTATGTTTTGGGTCAAAACACATTTGCCAACCAAAATTAGTTCCGTACGCTTGGGAAGCAGCAGCAAATGCGCCTTGTATCTTATCTGACAACGCAACTCTTGGGTCTAACCGTGATGATTGCAAGCTAGCAGCAAGAGGATAGACCCCGTTATATGTCAAAGCTACGATGTCACCACCATATTTGATTAAACAACGCTTTCCTACTGGCTTACCCGTTCTCCAGACGCCAATTAACGCCCACTTTGATACATCGGACGGGTCAGTACCTGCGTACACAATGACTTCGCCATTAGACGTAATAAACACCAAGTTATCGTCTACGCCGTAACCTGCGTCAATTGTCCATGTTCCAACAGCAACTAGGTATCCACCAAGTTGTGCTACTGAACTCATGTCTATGTAGTTTGCAGCACCCTGTATTGACAAGGTAGGCAAATACCACGCTTTTAACGTGTCATTTTGTGTAAACCATACTTGGTTTTTAAACGTTGTAATGTTGCTAAACGTATTGTCATCAACGCCGGTAATGACTGGATTAGTCCATGTAGAGCCGTTATATAGCAAAGGGTTGTCTACGCCATTGACAGCGTATAGAAAGCCGCCAGCAGGGGTTGTGACGTTTACATATTCCCATTTGGAATTACTTAACCCCGTCACTACTGGTGCGCCAGCTACGCCTGCTGTTGTGACATCGTATATGCCAGTACCGACAGCGGCAAACAACTCATTTGTTGCGCCGGAAGAATAGCTAAATAAAGTGTTGACCTGCCCAGGCAATCCTGTGACGTGCTTTGAGTAACCGGGTCTAAGTATGACGTTGTTGACCGACGGAAACAAATTGGTAAGCTGAACAGCGTCCAACAAATCCATGTTTGCAATGGAGTCTCTAGCGTTCCAACCACCCACCGGAGAAGGCAAAGACGCAACACGAGCTGCGCTTCCCTGAACTAACGAATTAACACCTCTGCGAGTAGCCATAGTTAGTTGGGGCCATAACCAGTATCAGGGATATTGTCGTAACCAATCAGAACCGTACCCGGTCTTGGTGCAAACGACAAGTTAGCAGCACTCATGTCTTGACCCATCACCGTCTCAAGTTCAGTCAGGAAGTTTCTATACATTGCTGTGGTATCGAAGCCTTTAGCCTCAAAATACTTCAGTTTTGTCATTAAAACCATTACACGATCAGGATAAATACATCTATCATCATCGCTAGTAAATGAGTTTTTGGGTGTGCCGTCAGAGCCTTCTGCCCATGCTTGTGAGCGGTATTCGTAACCTAAAAGCTCATTTGTTGAGACGCCAGGCCAAATCTGAAAGAAGTTACCAAGCAAACGCCAACGAATTCGGGGGCCAGTCGAGATATATCCCGATAGCAACCATTCCCATTGTTGTGCGTCCGTCGGGCCTAACATCTCCCAATGCTTAGATTTATCCCATTGCGTCCTTGGAACAGAAGCATCGTAATCAGCGGGTAGCGGATACTTTACTTTCATAAAACACAAGTCAGTACCTAAATAATCACCGGTTGAGGGTTGATTAACAGTTACTTGCGTTGGAGAGTCCACGCTAACAATATAAGTAGCGTTCCCAAGACCGTTACCAGTAACTTGATACGTAGTATCAAATCCTGCGGTGCTTGGGATATTAGTAATTGTGTAGGTATTTAGACCAACATCACCAGTAGTGTTGGTGTATGTCGTTGTAAACAAATGCTGCTTGGTTATTCGTCTCCAATCATGCTTTTTAAGCAATTCGTAACCTGATGCGTTCATCAGAGCTAAGATTTGAATAACGTCCTGATTGGTGTTTCCCGCTACAGAAGCAGGGGTAGACACGCCTAACTCATTTGTCACCTGAGTGACTAATTGCAGCATTGTGGACATTTATTCCTCTTTCTTTGGTCTACCAACCTTCTTTTCAGCCATGAAAGCAGCAAGTTGCTCTTTTAATTCAGCTAACTCACGCTTGGTATTTTCCATCTCGACTTGGCTGTCAGACTGATTTTTGTTCAACAAATACGCCCTTGCACGTTCACGCAAACCTGCTGCGCCCATGCCAACCTTTTGGAGCTGCATATCCGAAGCTGTTGCCACCTGCTCAACGGTCTGAAACTTCAAAATGCTTAATTCTTCCATTTGCATCTGGTTAAACTCGCTAGGACGAGCTTCGTGCCATTCTTTAAGCGGAGTACCAATTGCGGCTGCATCGTTGTTCTGCATCTGATAGTGCAACCATTGGCGAGGAAATCTCTGCTTATGGCTCTCACGCACAGGTTGCTCAACTACGTTAGTCTTATCGCCTGGCACCACAATCCGCACAAATGGCACACCTTGATACGGCTTTTGTACGTCAGTACTTGGGTGTTCAAATGTGTAAAACTCTACAAACAATTGTGAATCTGCATTACGAACATCGCTATCTAGTCCCAAAATCCTCTCCCGTAGATTTAAAAAAGGGGGAAGGTTTCCCAACCCCCTGTACTATTTTACACCGATGCTTTGCTAAACCAAGCAACATCGCCAGCAGCTAGTGCAACTGGTGGGCTTGTGTAAGCACCGCCTGTAGCAGCTACTTCAAATGTAACTGGGTCAACATCACAAACGGCTGTAGACGCAGCAATAGTTGCATCTGCAACAGCCAAGACATACAACAAACCATCCGAACCAAACACCTGCAGACCGAGAGGGCCTTCCGTTGGAATCTGAACTCCAGCAGAATTAGGGTTGGTAGGAACGGTAGTCGTAAGAGTCGTACCGATAACGTGCGAGACTGAATAAGCCATGGTATCTGCTCCTTTAAGCGATCAAAACGCCGTTGAACTGAGGGCCAGAGGACGTGAGGTTGCCGGCCCAGCCAATCAGCTTAACGATAGCGTCTTGGTTGACAGCTTGACGCTCGCCACCAATTGGCACAAAGTTACGATCAACGTGTGGACGGAACATCATGTACTTGGTGTTCAAGAACCACATATGGTTTGCAGTCGCATCGCTACCGATACCACCGTCAAGAACCACATCTGAAGCCATACCAGCACCGTAGTACTTAAGTGACGCAAAGCCCGAACCTGCGGAGCTGTTGCCACCGTCAGTAATACGCTGAATAGCTTGCAGCGACTGAAGGTACAGACTGTAGTAGTTGTTGTCGCAAACGATCAAGTCAGGCTTGTCTGTTCCACGAATCAACTGAACAGCAACCGAGTCCATGTATTTTTGGATGTTGGAAGCAGAAACAGCAGCACCACCGTTTGTAGTACCTGAGTAAGCAACAGAGCGCCAGAACGACCAAGTAGCACGGTTAATTCCGCCGTATGTACCGGTAGAAGGTGCATCAGGGACAGCAGCAGCCAAACCTGTGATGTTTTTTCCGCTGTTACCAGTACCATCCAAATAAATGTCCTGAGAAATGCGGTTAGCCAACTGAGCCTCAGCCACTTGCATACGACCATCGAGCAAGTCGATGATTGCTTCTTTGCCGCTGTTCTGGATCATTTCAAGACCAGAAATCGACACGGCAGCAGCGTACTGAGTGATGGAGAACTGAGCAGCCGAAATTGGGCTGTTCTGGCTAACGTTCAACACTTCGTAACCCGAATATGAGTTAGTGTTGTCTGTAGCTGCATCGGTATACATAATTTCTTGCAAAATTACGTTACCGCCAGAAAATGTCTTTACGTTGCCACGTTCTTTAAGGCGGCGCAGCAAAGCGTTGTTGTTTGTTACGTTGTCAGCAAGCTCACCACTACGGCTTTGAATGTTAGTCGCAATGATGTCGCTGATCGAGCTATTGGCAAATGCCATAGTAATCTCCGATTAGGTTGTCAAAAGCGTTCGTTAAGACCGTCAAATGCTTCAGTCAATAATGAACGTCTGTCTTGCGCTTTGGCTGCCGTGTTCACTCCGGGTGTAGAGCTTTTTACGCTGACCGCTGCCGCCCGAGCAGCTTTCGCTGCTTTATTAGCTGATTCTCGTTTCGCTGCTTCAGCTTGAGCTTGTGTGCTTTGCTGTAGCTTGCTAGACAAAGCTTCATCTAGGCGTAATGCTTTGTTATAAGCATCGTCCAAGTTTTGAGCCATTCCAGAGTTTAGGAGTTGGATCATTGTTGGTCGTGCTTCTTCAAAAAACTCAGCTTTCTGAGAAAAATTACTAATTTCACTCAAAAGAACTTGGTTTTGTGCTGCCTCTTGCTGCTGTTTCCATGACATTACTTCATTACGGACGCTATAAAGCTCGTTTTGAAGCATTGACACGGTGGGATCAACAGGCTGTTGTTGCAGATTGTTGATGTCCCCTAAATTTACACCATATTGCTGAGAAAGTGTAGCAAACATCTGCGCTTTCTCGTGTGCTGATCCGTGACGCAAGACATTATCTGCGTTCATTAAAGCTCTAATCGCTTGCGTAGGTTCGATCCCAAGCGATTTAATGTTGTTTTGATAGGGTTCAATAGCTTGCTGAATTTGGTCTGCAAACTGTGCTTTAGAAAGCAAAGGTTCTACACCTTTTTTCATTTCTTCTTCACGTTGCCAAGCGTACTCTTTTAGCCTTGGGTCAGCGGTTTGCCAAACTTCGTGATAATCCTTTTTCCACGATGCTGGTGGACGCTCCCATACAGCTGGTTCTGGGGCAGGCTCTGATTGCACAGTTTCAGCGGGTGTTGCCTCTACTTGCTGCTGGACATCGTCAAACTGCTGTGACAGTAATTCTCGACGGTCGTGTCCAACGTTTTCAGCTTCGCTCATTTAAACTCCCTCAAGTATATTTTCTGCGTAATTGCGTCAAAATTTGCTGCGCTTCTTTGTGTGTCATGTTGCCTAATTGCTGACGTAACACATCCCTGCGGTTTTCCTGAGAAACGGGCGTATATTTCGTATCCATTTTCTCGTTTCCAACCTCAATACAACCGTTAGCAAGTAAATGCTCACGATGTCTTGATCTGCTTGTAATCATTGAACCGTCAATCATTGACTTGTACGGTTGAATGTCCGGCATTACAAAAGGGCCATAAAGCTTGTCTAAATGCTCGTCCGAACCCTTTTCTACTAATTTTCCATCTACATAAACGTAAGTCTTTCTCATAGCAGAGCTAAAACCTCCTCATCGTCCATTTCAATGTAAGCGTCATATATTTGTTGCACCCTCACTAAGTCAGCCATGAGCGCATCAAAATCAACGGTATTAATAAAATCTATCGACTTTAGATTGCTTATTGTAGCTTGCTTAATGAATGGTGCAGCAATTTCTTCTGCAATTAATGGTTTACCCTCAATAATGTGTTCAAAAAGAGCAATTACTTCATCTCTGCGTTTCTTTTTGATTTCAGCTTCTTTCTTACGTTTCTTTTTGCCGCCATCATGCGTATCAATAATAACAATAGGCACGACTCCGCCAACCGTTCCTGTAAACGATCCAGAATCATTTTGGTCTGTAGCGTTTAAAACACCAGTAACGACTAATGTTTGAAAAGCATTAGGTTGAAACGCATTTACTTGAAAGGCTGCGGTCATTACGCCTCCAATGCTGCCAGTCTGGTTTCCATCGCTTTAATTGTAGCTTGCTGCTCTTGAATTGCTGCAACAAGTGTAGCAACCAAGAATGATGTATCTACGCCTTGATATTGTGGTTTGCCATTTTTATCTACAGCGTCTTTAGCGCCAGTCACGCAGTCTGGTACGACAGCTTGCAATTCGTGAGCAATAAAGCCTTGGCCATCGCTTCCGTCAGCTTTCCAGGTGTAGGTACATGGCTTAAGTTGAGCAACTTTTGCAAGTGCACCAGTCATTGGTTGTATGTTTTCTTTTAGGCGATAGTCTGATGATGTAGCGTATGTAGTTGCGGAACCCGTTACAGTAATTGCGCCTACAGTAGTGGTAGCTTGCCTAAATTCAATCGCTGTACCATTGCTAGATTGCCTGTTTATATACAAAACAGCTAAAGTTCCACCTGCATTAGTGCTTACAAATTCGTTATATCCTAAACCGCTTGCGGATAAACCAAAAGTGTTGCCAAGAGTAGCGCCGTTTGCTGCTGCTTTTCCCACCAGCAAGTTGCCAGATGCATCAAGCGTCATCGCCTGTGTAAACGATACGGTATTTCCTGCTGTGCCGGAGGGGGCGGTGAACCAAGAGTGAGCGCCAGTATTTTGCATATACCGTGATGCAAAAGAGCTTGAAGCGTATTTCCAGCCACCGTTGTAATAAGAATTTTGTGAGACATCAATTTCTGATACAGCGACTCCCCACAAAGCGTTACCGACATTATTAACTTCTATTGCTTTACCCAAACTCCAAGCACTCGGCGTTACACCCACACCCACATTCCCCGAAGCATCAGTCGTGACCCTTGCTGTGCCGCCTGTGTTGATCGTGACCGTATCCGTACCGTATGAGATACCTGTATTAGTATCAGTACCTTGCATAGCTGGTGTAGCGGATGAGCCGTCAACACCGGAAATGCCTGTCGAGCCGTTAATCGTAATCATTCTGCCACCTCATCTGCGGGGGTTGGTGTGTTGCCTTCTGCAAGCCATGCTAAATATTCAGCGTAGTCGCTGTTTGCATCATCCATTGGAATAAATGCGTTGTCGGATAGGCGCTTTATACAAGAGAGTGCGCCTGTGATGCTGTCGTTGATTAGTTTGTACATGATGTTTTCCATTACAGTTCAGCCGATGCAGTCCAACTTGCTGCTACGTTTCCAGAAGCAGCAGCACTGAAATCAATAAATAAATCACTATCGCTAGATGATAATGCCCCCCCGATAGTTCCAAGTGTTGCAACTGCTGTAACTGTTGCGGATGTTCGTTTTGTAACTTTGTAAAAAACATTAATACCAAACGCAGATGGAAAAGGATCATTTCTGTATCTTGTTCCTCCAACTTCATAATACCGCTGACACAACGCCAACTCAGTCCCGATACTCCTGAACTCAAACGGTGTAGCAGTCGAGCCTTTCTCTAGCTGTACGCCTGTGATGTAAAAGGTAGCTCCGCTTGTGCCGACTACGGAGGTTGCGCCTGTTAGACCACCTCTAAAATCGGACGCACCCCATGCGCTTGTAGAACCTAATCTAGTTGACCCAGTTCCAAGGCTCAGGTTGAGGCGTAAGCCGTTGCCGCTATCTGTTACCCAAGTGCCTGTGGTATCGCCTGGAATAGTGACAGTTTTGTATTCCCATGTGTTTGCCGCAGATATTGTGTAGTTAAATGGATAACATCTAGATGTAGCACCGTTTGTAATGGATGCACCAAATGCACCTGTCAATGAGGAACGAATCCAGAACGACAAAGTTACTGTTTGTGCGTTTGCTGTACCCCAGCCTAGGTCTGCAATATTAAAACCTTCAATAAATTGCTCTAACCAAAAGTAATCGGACGCAGATAAAGAATATGCAGAGGTGCTAGTTAGACCAAGATAATTTGTAAACCCAACAGGAGGTGTGACTGCCCCTGCGTTTTGTTGCATATTTAATTTTGCAGCAACAGAAGGCTCACATCTCCATCTATCAGTTCCAAAGGTAAAAGCCGTTCCAACACTTACACTCGCCCCTGCATTCCTCTGGTCAATCGTCATTGACCCATTAATTATCCGATTTTTAAATCCCGTCTGCGGAGAAAGTGTGCCACCGCTAATCGACACGCTGCCGTCAGTAGCTAGGACAAGGTTATTTGTCGCTGACGCTGCGTTCTTTAAGTTTGTGACCGATAAAGTCGACATTATGCTGCTCCTAATTGCTCGTCAGTCGGGCGTGTATGTGTTGGGTGTTCCCAAAACGCTATGTAATCGCCAACCCCGTTGCTGTCATTCTGGAGGCGGATAGTGGTCATAAAGTCTTGTGTTGTCAGGTCTGGGTACAGAGCCATGATTTTGTCATATAGGGTCATGTTGCGCTCCTTACTAAGCAGCCTGAGAAGTAGGTGTAAGCACTAGATGATACTGTAGTAGAAGAAGAACCTTGAATGTGAATAAAATATAATTCAAAATAGTCAGTAGTTCCGTTTGCATACAATTGCGCTGACCCATAACTTCCGCTTCCAAATCCTGTTCCAGAATTCCAATTTAATTGTTTAGCGTTTGCACCATTTTTAAAAATTCTTATTGCTGTTCCTATATTTGCTGGCGATAAAGTAACACCAGCATTAAAGACATAATATCCAGCAACATTTGGCGTAAAACGATAATTAGTAGTGTTGTCAAAACAAGAAGCCGTGTCGTATTCTTCTAACTGAAAAACAACTTTTGTTTCCGTGTTGTTAGAAATAGACTGCCCACCACTTTGATAAGCACTAAACGCTGGCCCACCAATCGGTACACCCGCAGTAGCAGTAGTCAGCATAGTTCCAGTCGTAGCAGGAACAGTCACCGTAATCGTACTAGCCGTGTTCTCTGGAGTCAGCGCAATGCTGCCGCCGCTTGTGGTGTTGAGTTTTAGATTTCCTGACATGATTATCCTTAAACGATTGTCCAGACGCTACCAGAAGGGACGGTAACGGTTATGCCAGAACTCACGGCAACGGGGCCAGCACTCATTGCGTTGCTTCCACTTGGAATGCTGTAACTAGCTGCAACCGTTGCGCTGTTTACAACTAATCCGTTAGATGCACTAATTTGTGGTGCTGTCAGCGTGTTAAGAGATGGGTCATAAGTAAAATCAGCCTCGTTACCTAATGCGCTTGTACCATTACCGTAAGGCACTCTATTTGCGGTCAAGCTAGTTATTCCAGTACCGCCATTCGCTACAGGCAACGTACCTGTAACTTGAGTGGTCAGGTCTACGCCACTTAGCGTACCACCTAGCGTTAAGTTTCCAGACGTTGTAACTGTACCCGTAAGCGTAATACCGTTAACTGTACCTGTGCCGCCAACGCTTGTTACACCAGTATTAGCTACGGTTATTGAACCTGCGCCATTAGTGACGGATATACCCGTACCTGCGGTAATGTTTGCGTTTTTCCAAACGTTTGCGGAAGCATCGTAAATTAGCGTATTGCCGCTTGTGGGGCTTGTAATTAAAACATTGTGCAGCTCATCTAATTCGTAACCGTTGTCAACTTTTACATAAATTGATCCTACAGTAGCGTGTACTCTTTCAACATAACCAAGGGTAACTGTGTGCTGTGGAGCAACGGGTTTTGTTGTTGTATACGCACCTGCAACCGTTGGTGACAAATAAACTATTGCACCTGCGGTCAAGGTTGCAGTATTTAGTCCGTTTACTGTGCCTAAGATGGTAATAAAACCTTCACCACCAATAGCAATAGCCTCAGTCACCATTCCTAAAGTGCCTGCTGACGTACCATCAGTAGTAGCTAAAGCAAGTTTTACTGCAACACGGTTTCCTTGTGCACCAGAAATATAAACAATTTGTCCGTCAGTTAATGCAACACCTGAATCGTTGTAGCAAAGTGCAACAATTTCTTGTCCCACTTGCAAATTGACATTGCCGCCCTTTAAGCCAAACTGTAATGTGCCGTTGCCATCATCCCATTGGAGTTTTGCAACAGCTTCAGTTACGCTAACAGTCGTATCAAATTGCACATAGTCTGGTGAACTGATGCCACCTGTGACGCCTGTCATTGACGTAATGTTGGTGTTTGTAGGTGCGTTTGCTGTGCCTGAGATGTCAGTTTGTGTAAGTACAACAGTCCCTGTATAACCGTTTACGCTTGTAACTTGATCTGTATTATCGACCTTTTGCCAAATTGTGCCGTTATAAACAGCCCAATCGCCTACTAGCCAATCTGTTACACCATCAAGGTTTGTAGAACCTGCGACAGATACAACGTAGTAGTAGCCTTTTGTGCCGACACCTGAAGCAAGCGTAGGAGTGTTTGTAGATGCGTTCCATGTGCCTTGGTAGCTTAACGCCCCCAAAACCGCAGCAGGAAGCTCAGAAACAGGTACTTTACCGCCTGAATCAAGCGTAGCGACACCGTTTGCGACACCTGCGTTTAGCTCTGCTGCTGTACCTAAACCGATAATTGTGTGGTCTGCGTTCCAATTACTAGGACGAACTAAGCTCGTATCCGCTGAATCTGGAACAGCACTTACAAATGGATGTTTGACTGTTACGCTCATTGGTTGCCTCTAATAATCGTTCCCGCTGTGATGTCTACACTTTGACCAGCAGCAATGTCTACAGTATTTAATATTAAATCTGCACCTGCCAAACCAACAGAACCGTCCATAATGACAGCGTTATCAGCTTTAAAGATACGGAAAAAGCTAGCTGTCCCTGATGCAACCGCATCTGTCTGTGTGACAGCACCTAGCGTCAAAGTACCGTCTGTATCTGTACCAAACACGCCTGCAATGGGCATACTGACTAAAAGTACTTGCGTAGTAATAGCCGTATTAGCGTTTGCAGGTTGTGTGCCGCTGTAGAGATTAAATAGCGAATTTGATCCAGCATAGGTGATTAACCCCTCGTTTTGAGCGTGACGGGTAGCATTTGAGTATTCGAGTGTCATTGGACAACCTCTACTCCAGCTACCTTACCGTCAGGGCCACGAATAATGCGCTTAGGTGCGGAAACCATGTTTTTAACGCCGTTAATCTGCTCAATTGTCTGAGCTTGCATTTGCATCATTCCCTCATGCAGTTGCGCCATACGGTTAAGAGCGTCATTTAAGCTCATGCCAAGTTGCTCAACCAATTGCTTAGATTGTAGCTCTTGTGCCTCAAGCAACGGGATGTCAACGCCAGGGTTAGCTTTAATACGCTCTAAATTAATCTGCTTTTGCGCTTCGTATTGCACCTTCCAAGATTCAAAGTCTTGCTTCTGCTTCTCTAAAGCTGCTTCACTTTGCGCTTTCAGTTGCTCAATCTGCATATCTGCTTCAACCCTAGCTTGTTCACGTTGCTGATCCGCTTGCGCTTTAAGCATTTCTGGATCAGGCTGCGGAGGCTGCTGCGAAGCTTGTGCTTGCTTTTGCTTCAATTGCTCCATCGCTTGATCTATAGTGCCTTCAATTGGTGTAGCTTGCTTGTATGCAGAGACTCCAAACTTGACCATATCCACAAGCATTGGCACTAATTCCGGAGATTGCTGACCCATTGGGAGAGCTTGCGACAAGAATCCACCCATAGCTTGCAAGAACTCAACACGGTCACGCTTGTGCTGATTTTCGTCAATCTGCACTAAGCTGTCTGCTGCGACTTCAATGCGGAATGTGCGTAAAACCTTGTCTTTAATCAGCATTAACGCTTCAGGGACAAGTTGCTTGTCAGCATCACTCATCTGTTCAGCAGCAGCATACTGAATAATCGTCTGTGGCTGAAACTTAGAGCAAATAATCTGTGCTTTAAGCTGAATTAACGCTGTGGCGAAAAGTGCAACGTCCTCCTGCATGGAGCGAAGTCGTAGACCTGCGTACTGTCCCTTAATTTGTTGAGCTGTCGCTGTTTCGCTTGCCGCTGTTTGACCACGAACAATATCCGAAATACCTGTGATTTCATAGATTTGCCCCTTAATCTCGTCCCTTGCTCGATAACATTGGAGCAAAGCGTTAGAAATCTGGTCAATAGGAAGAATGTCGATAGAGCCCTTTAAGCCACCCTTTTCAGAGAAGCCCATCCACTTATCTACAGGTATCAACGTGTTGTTGTCACCCTCAGTAAGCAAACGCTGCAATGCGGGTTGTGACGCATCGTACACACCACGGATACGCAAAGCTTTGACTAAACCGTCAATACGGTCAGTTAGGATATCTAGCTCTTGCGCTTGGTCTTGATACAACACGAAGTCAGCAACAGGCACTAACGTGTCGCTAGTCATCGTTGCATAGAGCGGTTTAGCACAAGGGAAGAAGTTTTCTAGTCCTAGCGGGTCATCACGTTCGTCAATAATGCGACCAGATGTCTTGCTAAACCAGTAAACCTTTTCTGTTTCTAAGTCCCAAAGCTCACAAATCTTAGCTCTAGTGAAGTCACGATTGTTTTGACCGTACTGCTTGTTGGATTCAGGGCCAGCGTCCAAAGGAATCTTGTTGCCAACATCCTCGCCAAATCGCTCAATCAACGATTCACGAGTCATGTATACCCAACGCCATACTTGGGTAACTTCTTCCCATGTACGAGCAACAGAGTGCCCAAAGTCTTTCCAATGCACATAATCAGTAGGAGCGCATTCGTATTCAATTTCTTCTTGCGGTTCAGCATCCATGCCAGCAGAACCGTCAAGCGTAGCACCCTCGTTACCTGTGCCAGTTTCTTTGTCAACGTCTTCAGTTACCTGATAACCGTCCTCTGGCATATTTTGAGCGATTACGTGCGGTTCATAACGAACCCATGCGACACCACGACCGCCGAGGAATCTATCCTCGACAGCGTTACGCATTGCGCTACGAAAGTCTGAGTAATGCTCAATCTCAAAGTCTAGCGCACGCTCAATTAGCTGTGATGCAACACGCCCAACAGGATCATTGTCACCGTACCTACGACTTACAGAAGATTTTGGCAACCGAGCGTAGACAGCAGGAATAAGGGTCTGCACGTTTGACCACAAAATGTTGAACTTTGCAGTTTCATTTGTGTTCTGATTGCGGTTATCGTCACGATAACGTTTCACAATCTTTTGTGTGCGAGCTTCCCACTTTTTAAACTCATTATCGTATTGACCAATGATGTTTAAATACTTCTGAATGCCTGTTAGAGCTTCCATTTAGAACCTCTTAGCTAAATAATCCAACCGCAACGACTGACACACCTGCGCCTGTGGTGACTTGCCAACCTGCATAGCCAGAAGCTATATTTAGCTCAATGTCTAGCACGCCGGTAGTTGCTACTGGTGCTGGAACAATTGGAATAACAATCAAGCCATCAGTCAGCGTAACAGTAGCAGTAGCTGCTGAAGTGACTGTGCAAACTAGACGATGCAGGTAATCGCCTGGTGCGCCTGCTAAACCCAACATTTGCGTTGTTTGACTAGGTGCAACTGTTTCGTATTGATAACCATAACCACGTTGTACGCCACTCATAATCGACTGCTCCGGTTAGTTTTGTGGGTTGCCCACATATCGTTTAATGTAACTGTGTTTTCTGGGCCAACCATCAACGGTTTTTCGATGTCTGGGGCTTTTACCTTGGGTTCTAAGCGCCAAGCTACAGCCATCATGCGGAAAGCGTCAGAGGGGTGTGATGTCCAATCATGTCTTGGACTAGCCCTAAATGACTTCTTGTCCTCATCGTACTCACGTTGATACTGCCTCAGAGCCTCAAGTCCATCCGAGCATTTAGTCTTGTCGAACCAACACATAGGAAGGCATTGTCGTACTGCTTGAATCCCATCTTGCACACCAATATCAGGAACAATCGTCAAGTTATTGATGCCAAGATACTCAGCTAATTGCTCAATCACCGATTTACCCTGTGCTGCAAGCGTTTTAGCTCTTGCATCATGCGGAAGGTTGTGTTTTCCGTATTTATAGGGCTTTTCTTTGATTATTTTAGCAATTTCTCCAATATTAGCACCAGAAATCGCATAAAAGTCGATTAAATGTATCTCGTTACGAACGACTTGATACCACCAAATTGCGGTGTCATCACGGTAGCCTAAGTCCCATGCTGTATGTACAGGTAAGTGAGGGTCATAAGGTACGTTAGTAACACGCCCCTCGTCCTCTGCAAGTCTAAGGTCTACACCGTAGTAAGCACCTAAGATAGCTGCTTCAAACGAGCATTCATATTCTTGTAGGTATTGGTCTTCGCTAATCTGTGCTCTTGCAGCATTCAATTCTGTTGCTGGCAGCAATCCTGACTCAGACGCTGTGAGCTTTAAGCAAAACCATTCACCATCGCTTTTATTAGCTTGGTCATAGATTTGCCAAAACTGGTTTTTACCCTTTGGTGTGCCAGCGAACACAGCCCAACCCTGCTTGTCTGATAGCGTAGGACGGATGACGTTACCCCATACGCTAGGTCTGAAGTCACCGTACTCGTCCATAAACACACCAGAGAAACCCAATCCTCGCATAGCGTCCGCATTGTCTGCACCGAATAGACGTATCTTTGCGCCCGTTATTAGCTCAACGGTCAATTCCGCTTCATTTGAGCTTTTAAGAACGGGTGCAGCAAAGTGCTTAAGGTAATCCCATGCAACAGACTTAGCTTGGCTTCTATAGGGTGCTATGTAGGCATATAGCGGGTAATCGTCCCTGCTCATTAGCGCAGCACGCACAATGTCGTTAATCGCTGCTACCGTCTTTCCTGCTCGTCTGTGAGCAACAAGACACGCCCAACGCTGTGTTCTGTTGTGGAAGGGACTAAAAGCTTTGCGAGGGGAGTACGGAAGCGTTACTTCTCGTCTTGCCACTTGACCACCAGTTCGATTGGGCCGTTATCCGCACCAACGTGCTCTTGTCTTGCTAGCTTAGGAACGTGGTACTCAGCGACAGCCATGAAGCAATCAAAAGCTGTCTTTGGCCCGTACCTATCGTCTATAGCAATCTGCTCGAGCCATTCTTGCAATAGGTGTGCATTACCATCAACAAATGCTGCAATCGCCTCACGAGCCTTTGTAGTGCTTTTATTCGGCACTCCTTTCGGTCTACCAGCACCCTTAATATTCTTTAATTGTTTTTTACTATCCATATCTTTTCTCAATTGTTGTAGAGCTTTAGATAGGTTAATTATATCTTACTTATCTAGCTTATCAAATTCTTGCTTGAGCAGGTCTTTTCTTGTAACAGGCACATCGTTCTTTTCTAATATCTTTACTGTTTCTGGTTTAAATACTACAAAATTGCTTGTTCCTTTTTCTGTGCCTCCTCTACTGCCTTCATCTAAATAGCGTATGCCGCTAATTCCAAGTTCAGATAATTTTAATGATGCTTTACGGTTTCCTGTTTCAGGGCCTGGATTTTTGATGTTTTCTTTACCAGCAATTCTGTTGTAAATCATTTGACCAAGTTCGTTTGCATCGTAATCGTTACCATTTCGATCATACAAATCAGGGTCATATTTTGCTAAAGCAATTTGTACTTCTTGAGTTTGCTTGTTTAATGGCTTATCCCAATCAAGCATTAAAGGCACTTGTTCATCAGGAATGTCTACTTTATAAAGATAACCTTCTTGTGTTTTATATTTTTTCTCAAAATCAGCACCATATCCATTTCTTTGCATTCTGTCACGGCGTTCAATTAAATCTGCATATTCTGGTGATTTTTGATCAATTATTTTGCCAGTTTTGGTTTCTAAAAATGTAGGATTTTCAACAAGCATTCTTTTATATGCTTCTCCTGTTCCCCTAGCTTGACCAAAATACATTCCATCACCATAAGCTTGTGAGCCCTCGCCCGTACCGACTTTAGCTAAATCAAAATTACCTTCAATATTATGCGGTGAGCCATGCCAAGCGTTCATTGACAAGTCAACACCACCTTGACCTGTTGGGTTACGCAACGCTTTCCCCGTAGCTATTCCGCCGCCAAAGGTGTTCAAAGCCATGTTTGCAGCTTCTTCACCTGCGTTAAATGTCGGGTCTAAGCCTGTTCTTGCTCGTTCTGGTGCGCTAAACGCATTCAGTGCGCCAGCTAAAATGCCAGGTAACGCTACTTCTCGCTGATTAAATACTGACCCTTCCATCGTGTCACGGAATGGCAAAAACGTAGCTCGACCCTCCATTGGTAATTGCTTTTTGTACCAAGGTTGCTCTGCTTCAATTGCGTTAAATGCGCTAAGTTGAGCAGCTAAGTCTTTTGGGTCAGCCATAACTCACCTATCAGGGTTTACGCATCAATTCTGGGTTAATCATGGTTGCGCCACGCTGTGCCATGCCTTGACCCATGCCTTGAGCGCCAAGACTGTTGATTGCGCCTTGCAACATTTGACGGCGATCCATTTGCGGAGGATTCGTAGGCATATTTGCTGAGTAACTTTGCTGAGGCGTTGGCATCCCGTAATCACCTTGCGGTTGCTGGACGGGCATCTGACCTTGCATTGCGTCTTGCGTTTGCATTGGGCTTTGCGCCATTTGCATTCTGTCCATTTCGGACATTGCGCCAGAACCTTGCATCCCTTGCGTGCCTTGCATAATCTTTTGCATTTGTTGCTGTTGCAACATTTGTGCTAATTTTTGTGCGTCTAAGTTTTGGCTATCCATGATAATTCCTATTTAAGAAACCGCAGTTTATAGAGCGTAGAGTCAATCAGTTGAGCTATTTCGTCAACAATGTTTTGTAATTGACTATCTTTAGGTAACTCTTTGCGGATTTCTTCAACGAAATCACACAGACTTTTCAAATATCGTTGCGGATTTTTTGCTAAATGAAAGTCATCCGGATATATTTTAATCTTGTCGTATGCGCCTTGATACGCTTCTGTAAACTGGTCTACTAGGTCTACAATTGCGTCATAGTATTCGCCCAGAGCAACGTGTTCTGCATAGCTTTCAGTTTGAAAGTGCATAAAATGCGTATTTGTTGCAGAGTGCAGCAGGGTTGATACAAAAGTAGCTGGATAGTCCATTTACGCCTCGTTTTCAATGGTCGCTACTGTAATTGTACAACCACCTCCCTTTTTAATCGACCCCCTACATACGTATATGCGGTCAAACTGGCTATCATCCTCAAACAATCCTGCGTCCTGCAAGCTGTCAAACAACGCCTTCAAACGGTTATCTAGGTCAATGCTGCGTCTATCCCTTGGGAATATGGTTATCGTAGCTCCTAAACGTTCCTGACCAAACTTAGGTAAGTTGTGCGTTGCAACATACTCTTGCACAGCTACTTTATATTCTCTACCCCCTGCGCTAAGTACGGTGCGCCCCCTAAAATTGCGCCAGTATGTATTGACGCTAGGCGGCAACGGTAGCTCTAAGGTTATTTGCATAACGCCTCAGTTTGTTCAAGCAAATCTTCTTCTGTTACGCCGTAAAACTCTGCAAACGCTTTTTTGCCTAGCCCATGTACGCCGCTGTTGCCTGTGTGATGTTCAGGGCATAGCGGTATAACTGGTGCGTTTATACGCTTCATTCCTAGTCTGCGAATATGATGCAAATGGCTAGGCGTTTCCCCATAGCCAAGATGTCTGCATAGCGCACAACCTAGCTCGGCTAACTTTTCGTAGTGTTTCTTTTGCGCTTTATTCACGTTGTCATCCGTTCTAGGTGTCGGTTGCTTGCTTGCTCTGTGCGGTACGCTTCAAACCGCATCTTAGCTGCCTCAAGCCTCCATTTAAGGGTTTCTGCGTGTTCTACAGCTTGACCTATAGCTACGCATAGGTTTTGATAGTCTTGGTGTGCGTATGCCTCACGCTCTTGCGCTCCAATAGCGGTTTCATAGCTTTGCTTCATCAAAATAGCTTTTAAGCTGCTTTTGTAGGTTTCAAGCTCTGCAACCTTACCTTTTGCTTTACCGTATTCTGGTGCATTTTTATATATGTAATTAATACTTTCATGTGGGTCGAAGTCCATATTGTCCTTTAAATATCTGGCTATGTTTTATAAGCATTTTTTTCTTGTGTGACTTTGCAGCTCGTTGTTTAGGTGTAAATGCAGGTGGTTTAGGTTTGTCTACACGGCTTCCGGCTTTAAATAATGGTCTGAGGTGGTACTTTTTGCCTATTGCCTCACGTTGCCAATCATAAATATAGATACGCTTGCCAAACTTCTTTGATACTCGTCTAAGCCTAGTCAGCACACTCGCTACGTCATCATGGGTAAGACCTAATGCGCTGCATATCTCTATTTTGGTCATTTCGTGGTTTTGCAGCAATAACAAAATACGGTCTGTTGTATTGCCCCATGCTATCAATCTGTTCTTCCTGTAATTTGGTTGTTAAACGCTTCGTTAAGGCACTTTATGGCGTGTTTTGCGATTGGGTAAGGTGTTTGCTTGTCTATCTCAACTAATGCGTTGTAGGCGATTTGCATGGCTCTACGTTCTGTCATTGCTTGCGGCTTTTTGTTTTGTTTAGCTTCAAGCTGTTGCCATGCAAATTCTTCTGGGTCATCAATCATGTTTCTTCCCCATTGCTAGGTCAATCTGTTGATCTGTTTGTTCTTCAGTCACCATAAGCAACTGACTTGTGTACTTGTTTAGCCACTTGTAGCGGTTAGCGTCTATTTCAAGTTGTCTTATGTACTCTTCTAGTTCTTCAATTTCTTGGTGCGTTAACCATGCTGTTTTAAGTTTTTCAATTAGCTTCATACCCTCTCCACCTTTTCTTGGTTTGACCAATTAAGCTGCCCCCATATACCCGTGTATTGTTTTGCAAGTGTTAAAGCGTCCTCAACGTGGGTTTTTTGTTTTGGCATCAGCTTGTAAACAGCAACGTAACGTCCGCCGTTTGGTCTGCCAGTATCAAACATACCCTTTGCAACGTCTTTAAACGGTACTGTAGCGATTAGCCTGCGTACCTGATTGGGTGACATTTCAATGCGTTCTGCAAGCTCATAGGCGGTCAGCCATTTGTCTACGTTCTTCAATACGTGCATCAGTTCAATTTGACTTTTCTTCACGTTTAATCCTCCCGTCTGGATAAAACAAAGTGTTTTCAATTCTGCTTGGTGCTTCTAAAACCGTCATGCTGCCTTGTCTTGTATGCGTTTTAGGCGTTTTGTATGCGGGTCTGTCAAATTTGTCTATTTTTTCTTTCTTTTTCATCTTAATAATTCCCAGGCTGTTGCTGCACATAAAGGGACTTGTCCATTTCCAATGGCTTTAAGTCTGTCCACCCTAGCGGCCACCCCATCAACCACTCTACCCACGTTGGGTTCAATTGGCCACTCGTATTGCTTACAGACTGCGATAAGCTGACCTGTTTTCCTATTTCTATTCTGCGTTGTACGCAATTGCTCGATAAATTCCCACGATTTCGGTTGTCCGATGCTTGCGGAGTAGGCCAATTTTGACGTTCCATCCAAACCGCAGTTGCCAATGGATTTCCCGCAAATCTTCCCCTGCTGTTTTCTAGTTTCATTGCCCCCCCTGCGCTGGCTATCGGAGTCGGCCATTCCAACCGTTTCTTGAGTGCTTTCCGACTGTTGCTGCCGCCGTCCATGCCAGTTGTGTTTGGCGTGTGAAAAAAAGTTTTGTTGTTCGGCTCTAATCCAGATTCTTTCACGCTGATGGTTTGCACCAACGTCTGCTGCGGATACAACACCCCATTTTGCATCAAACCCCATCGAGGAAAGGTCTGCAAGGACAACTCCAAGTCCTCTAGTAGTGAGCATTGGGCTGTTCTCCACAAATGCGTATTGGGGTCTAACTTCGCCAATGATTCTCGCCATGTGTTTCCACATACTTGATCGTTCTCCGTCAATTCCTGCTCCTCGTCCTGCTGCGCTGATGTCCTGGCATGGAAATCCGCCAGATACAACGTCAACAATTCCTCGCCACGGTTTTCCGTCAAAGGTTTGTACGTCATCCCAAATCGGGAAAGGCGGGAGAAGTCCGTCATTTTGTCGGGCGCACAATACGCTTGCTGGATAGGGTTCCCATTCAACGGCGCAGACTGTTCGCCATCCGAGAAGTTTTCC